TCTGATACTGAATCGTTTGCTTTCGTGTATGATGGGAACGGTGTAAGATTGAAACGATTGTGATAATAGTGTGTGTTTTGGGTAAGTTGTGCGCTATTAGTTAATACCGAGGCGTTACTCGCAATTGTTTCATCTTCAAATAATTTGTTTCTGAAGAAGAAGTGGAGTGTTTTCACCCGACCCTGTGGAGCAAGTTCAATTTTGAATTTGTCCTTACCGGGTTCTGTATCGGCTTTGGGATGTGTGTTAAATATATCGGTTATCATTTCATACTTAGAAGACATGTAAAACAGTCTTTCTTCTTGAGTGACTACTATTTCTTCTGTCACTATATCAAAACTGGGTAAAGTTAAATCAGTTGGCTCATCCGTAAAAAATGTTTGTGGTCTGAATTCTATATCGAACTCAAGCTTTTGTTTGTTCATAGCACACAAAGGAAAGTATGGGCGATTGTGAACGTTTGTCTCGTAATCCGAAGACTCATACCTTCTTGAAAAAAAGAATGGTATAGGTACATAAACAAATGTTTCATTGAGTCTTAATAGTTTGAGTTGATTTGATAGTATCGTTTCTCGGTTTAAAAATCTATTATCTGTGTAATCTCTACTAATGTGCTCCGCGTGATCCAAATATAATTCATCATAAATGAATCCTATGTCATCTTTGTATATTTCAATGACGGTTTCGTCTACGCGCATTGTGATACTTTTGAACAAGTGTTTGCCCACTTTATCGGCATAATTATAATCTGTATTCGATAGACCTGGTAACTTTATTCGTATGTACATGTTGCACAAAAGATCCCCCATATTCATCGGATTAAATGACGCTTTCACAGTTTCGCCAAATGGCCATTTTGGTGAAGCATTAGATGGCTTGTTTATATTAAAACTCCTATGAAACTTTCTAAATTCAGAGTGTTGCCTTGGATCATATTTAAAGAGTGATTCTTTGTCTAGAAGATATGTGTCCTGACCACCTATAGCAGTCAAACAAAGTGCGGCACCCGTGTCTGGTCCGGATCTATCACACATACTACTTATTGCTTATATATTTTTAAATCCGATTTCCACATGTCCAAGTGTGCGGTCGCATCCAATATTTTCAATTCTTCAGTCGCTTTTCGTGTATCTTCCATGAGTGATTGTACAGCCTCTTTCGTGTATTGGTATGTCTTAATGTTGAGCAAATAGTCGTATGACCCATCAATTGTATCGTATGATTTTGAAATCTCACTTTCGAGATCACTCTTCTTTCTCTTGAAGACAGTGATACGTTCATTAATCACCGCATCCACGAAACGAGACATATTCTCAAGCTTCTTGGCTTTCTCTTTGAGAACGGCGATGAGATGTTCCTTTCGTTTCTTGTATGTGTGCATTCTCACTTCGATGAAATCGACCAAAATGTCTTCTGGACTTTCATATTTCTTGATACCCTTGGTCGGATGAAACAGGTGCATGTTACTCACGTGAAACGATTTTTGGAGCTTAAAATCTTTGATGAGATTCTTCCCTCTGTATCCCGTGATTGTGAAATCCACATTTTCGGTCGTACTGTTATTCACGAATCCGGAGATGACCTTTTTCTCTGTGAGTCCATCCAAATATTCCTTGTAGTCCTGTGTCCAACGCCCCGGTGGAAGTTCTGTAATCTTGAGATTCGTTCCCGTGCTGTTGCCTGACCATACACCCTCTGTAATCCAAAGTCCATCCTCATTCTTGAAAACACGACCCTTGAACTTGTCAAACCACGGTTTCATCTCCTTGAGAGACTGTCCAGAAATAGCTCGTTCTATGTTCTCACAGATGTCCTTCGGATTAAATGGTGGAACGTAGCAACTGAATCCAGTACCGATGCCCTCTGTTCCATTGATGAGAACGGTCGGTAAAATCGGTACATAATATTCAGGTTCAATCGGACGCCCATCGTCGTCAAGGTATTTGAGTACCGCATCATCCCGTGAATCGAAGAGTTTTCTCGAATCTTTCGTGAGCTTCGTAAAGATGTACCTCGTTTGGCTCGCATCTTTACCACCCATGAGTCTCGTACCGAACTGACCACACGGTTCGAGGAGATTGATATTGTTTGAACCCGTAAAATTGTGTGCTAATTTTACGATCGTATCTGCGAGAGACACCTCCCCGTGATGGTATGCCGATGTTTCTGCGACATACGCAGCCAACTGCGCAACCTTCATTTCATTCGTCAAATTCTTCTTGAAGCACGAGTACATGACCTTTCTTTGAGAAGGCTTGAGACCATCACACACGTGTGCGATGGATCGCTTCAAATCCGCAAGACTGAAATTTACCAGATCCTTGTGAATGAATTCTGTGATATTGATTCTTTCAACGTTTCCATATGGGATTTCAAGCTCTGAACTCTCCTTTTCGGTGCTTTCTAATAGCCACGTCTTACGAGAATCAGCCTTTGTTTTATCAAATGCGAGTACCACGGAATCATCCGTCTTTTCATCCGTGTCAAACTTGACCGTGAGCTTTTCAATATTCTTGAAATACTCTCTCGCTTCGGCAGATGTAGAGGTACCGAGACCCTTGTAATACTTAATCTTCCATCCAGACTTTCCATTTCCATACCATAGTCTAAACATAGAATCGGTGTAAAACGACATTGTTTGAGACCCTTTGGTCGCTTTGATGATAGGCGTGACCATACTCACCACAAAATTTAGGTCAAGTAAACTCGGCCAGAAGTAATGAATCATGTTGAGCACGAGACCCTTGATGTGACTCCCATCGGTATCGGCATCAGTCATAATCATGAGTCTACCATATCGTAATTCATTCAGTGAAGTATACACTTTACCCTGCTGCAACCCAAGAATCTTCTTGAGATCACTGAACTCCTTGTTCTCTGTGAGTTGTTTGACGGACGCGTCTCTCACATTCTTACACTTTCCTCGAAGTGGGAATACGCCGTAATAATCTCTTCCAACCACCGAAAGACCGGCGACCGCGAGAGACTTAGCGGAATCACCCTCTGTGATGATGAGCGTACACTTTTCAGATTGTTGCGTCCCCGCCTTGTTTGCGTCATCCAACTTTGGGATACCAGTTATTTTAGACTTTCTCGCGCCATCAGTCTTTTGAAGCTCTTTCAGTTCCTTGAATTTGGAGAGTGCCATCAATTCCGATTGAACACTCGTCTTGAGAATCTCCTTTATGAACTTCTTCGTAGGTTCAAATTTGCTCCCAAATTCTTGCGGTTTGAGCGTACACTCGGATTTGACCTGACTACTGAATGTCGGGTTCACGAGTGTTGCTTTTACGAACACCATGAATGTATTTTTTACCTGTTGTGGTTTAAGCTTGATCTTCTTCGCCATCTCATCGATGATATTCGATGCGAGTGTATTCGCCACATGATCCACGTGACTTCCACCCTTTGCCGTACATATACCATTTACAAATGATACATGTTCAAACCCATCGTCCGATGGTGCAATGCATACAGTCCACATACTCGATGTAAACATGCAAATCTCATCAGATTTTGTGTGCATTTTGGCGTATTTATCAAAGTTCGTCTTTGGAATTACCTCCCCTTGAAACTTGACTTTACACCCCGGTGTGGTACAGATGTTTGCGTCGTAGACCCGCTTTTCAAAGATTTTGAAAATGTAATCGTCCATCTCTTTCATACCAAACCTAGACCAATCCGGTGTGAATGTGATGCATATACTCGAGGTTGCCCCCGCGTAACCGCGCATCTTCGGCTTTCCACACGTCTTCATGTTATTCGTCCACTCTTGTGTGTACGTCGTCTTGTTTTCAGAATCCTTGATTTTGATGGAGAATTTACTCGAATATACATTCGCGAGCTTTGCGCCGTACCCATTTCTACCACCCACAACACGCTGCTGTGAATCATCGTAGTTGGTACTCGTGAGAAGATGCCCAAACGTGAGTTCCGGATTCCAAATTTTTTCCTTTTCATGTTCCTTCACTTCGATACCCCCGAGAGGTCCATTGTTCTCAACACTGATTTCACCCTTCTCTCGGTCGATGTTGATGGAGATTGACGTTACCTGTTTCGGATGGAGTGAATTACGGTCGATCGCGTTAACAAGAATTTCGTCAAAAATCTTGAGAAGTGCTGGCGCATAGATGACAGTCTTCTTTTCAAAACCTTCACCTTCTTTGACCCAATATTGCTCGCCAATACGAGACACAGGGCCAACATACGAGTCAGGTCTCTTCAAGATATGTTCCACGTGCGTGAGTTTCTGAATACTTTCGCTCATTGTCCTTACTTTTTAATAAACGAGGCTTCCACTTAAGCTGTTTTTTAAAAACAAAGGTAGGGGTCTTTATTTTTTACCTAAGTCGAGTAGACCCATCTATATAAAATCAGATAATTATGGTTAAACGAAAAATTTTTACGAAATCAAGGCGCACCCGCGTGAGACAAGCGGTTATAAATACCGAGATACAGAAGAAAGCACAAAAACTAAAGGAGGCGGACCTCATTAAAAACATCGACAGAAAAAGGCGTGTTTTATGTGGTGGTAGACACCGATACAGAAATTTAAATAAGCCGACTGTGTATATCGTTTCTAACAAGAGCTTTAGAGACCCGTGGCTCAAGGTAGGGTATACTAATAAGCTCACGAGACGTCTTTCGGAGTTGAACACGAGTGTTCCGATCGACTTTGAAGTAGAGGGACACGAAACTTTTAGATCTGAAAAACACGCGAGAGCTGCGGAGAAAGAGATGCACAGGGTTTTTAGTCATCTGCGATCTCCAAATTCACACGAGCTTTTCATCATCAACCCTGTACAAGCAGTAAGCATGCTCGGACACATTAAATCTAGAATGAGAACCTAAGTCACGCAGACCCATCCATGTAATCAAACATTTTGAAGATGTCCTACGAACAGTGCCTCGCCGACGCCATGCGCATGTACCGGGTGAATTCCCCCACCGATAGATGCACGAAACTCGCAAACGCGACTTGGAAGATGAAACAAAAGTACGCGCAACTCAGAAAAGATAAACAGAGTCGAGTCGTTCAAGTCATAGACAAAGCGCCCGAACGGGTGGTAGAAAAAAGACACGCAGTACACACTTGCCAAGCAGTGACTCTGGCTGGAAAGCCGTGTGGATTTAAGGCTTCGTGTGGTGGGTTCTGTAAGAAACATCAACCGAAGATAAAATATTAGTGTACTATAAATGTTAGACCAAGAGACGCTTCGTCCAGTTGTAATAGCCATGGCTCTCTATGTCGCTATCGCTAAGATTGTCCCAGATACCGTAAAGAAGCCAACGAACGTTGGATTTGTCGATGATATCGTTTCCATGTTGATCGCTCAAAAAGGTGCCATCGCCTCAGGTGCTATCCTCACCGGTCTCATCGTTCTCCTTACCAATTACATCATTGAAGAATTGTTGTGAGACGTTTTCTTTACTCACCATTTGTTCCGTGTGTGAATGATCCATGTGTCTCACACGTTTCTCGTACGCGTCATTCATGAACTCCAAGAGTTGCTCTTTGTTGGGTTTGCCCCATTGCATACCCTTCTTAAACAAGAAATCGTCATTCTGCAACTCTTGAAGTCCACATTCGATCGTGTACGGTGTTTTCACATACTCGGGTGCTCCACCGTAATCCGTGATAATCACTGGTTTCCCCCTCAGCGCGGCCTCGACAGCACCCATTCCCACACCTTCTGAACTCGAGAAACTTACATAACAATCAGATGACTTGTGTATTTTATCCATTTCATCATCCGATATGAGACCATTTATGATCTCAACGTTTGGTAAATTTATCTTGACCGGTTGATTACATGTAGCTTTTACGATAAGTTTCGCGTTTGGTTTGTTCAGGCGAACAAACGCTTCGAGTATATCTCTAAAGTTCTTACGTTGATCCATTATATTTCCTATGTGGTAGAATCTATACACATCGTGTTGCGGTATGTGTGCTCGTACGACATAGAATTCTGTATCAGGAAATTGCCTCGAAAACACCTTTTTACAAAATTCACTCGGTACAGCGATTCTATCAAAGAGATCAAATAATTTACCGTAATCTTCGTGTACCGTTTCAGTTTCACACACAGTCATACAATGTAAATGCTTGATTTTTGATTTGAGTTCGATTATTTTATCGAACCAGTGTCGGACGGGGAGAGCGAATACGAATGCTCTTTCACATTTGGGTACATTCTCATTGATTTCCATGTATGTCCAATCGGGGAACATTTCGGTATACTTCTTAGCGTGTTGACCTATTCCACTCAGAAGAGTTGGTCCTATCACGAGCATTATGTTTAAAGATAATATTTCCTTTATGTATATTATACAATGGAAGCTCTCAGACAAGAAATCCGAGATGAAATGAAGACACTTCGAGTCAACAAGAAACATGTGTATGGTTTGTTGATGCGATTGTGTGATGAGATCGACGGTGGAGCTCCAGCTCCAGTCAAGAAGGCGCCACCCCCAGCTCCAGTCAAGAAGGCTGAGCCAGCTCCAGTCAAAAAGGCTGAGCCAGCTCCAGTCAAAAAGGCTGAGCCAGCTCCAGCTCCAGTCAAGAAGGTCGTCCGAAAGACGACTAAAAAGAAGGCTGAGGCGGCGGAGCCTGTTTTGAAGTAATGTAATAAACACCGGCTAATATAAGAACTATCATTAAAACAAGATAGCTAAATGGGTATTTTTTAGTTTCCTTTCTAGCTTTCTCCAATTGTTCGGCGTCGGGTAATTTTTTCACGTTATGATTGAGGTCACCTATTTTGACCATCAAACGATCGAGAGCGTCTAGTATTTGTAGTTCTCTATTTCTCGGTTTTTCCTTTGTGTCAATGGTCGTTATTTCTAATGTAATAGTCCATTCACGCGAATTTTGGAGTCCCTGATAAACATCATCTGCACCAAGTTCGTAGAATGAAAAATCTAACTTTTTAATCGATATAGGATTAAAATAATTTGTTTTACGAGTCATAAGCCTTGGTTGTTTATCAAATCTATAATCGTCCCCAGATGGAACTGCGTTACCCTCGAGTGGGCATCGCGCCAATACTTGTCCTCTACTCGTTAACAATTGTCCAGCTGTGGGAATTTGGGGGCATATGATATCTATAAGTCTGGCAACTCCACCGTCTCTAACGCCGGCGCCACCGATTTGCATGAAGTACGCATCGACGATTTTTAACCCGATGACTTGTGACATACCCTCAAAATGTATATTTGAATATAAATCCAGATCGAGTGTCACGGGTACGTGACGCTCCCTTACCGGTTCTCCTCCAGTATGTGGTTTTACATCGACAGAATCAATGGTAATATACTGTATCTTGTGTGGAATCTCATTTAGGTCGGTTAAATTCATCCTGTATTAAATGAAGATAAAAAAAGGAAGACATAAACACATATATGTGGTGGTTATACCCCCGCGCTTTCTTTTACGCCTTGGCGACGACGTGGACTTTTAGACTCGTAAAGGGTGTCTTTGTCTTTGTCGCGCACGTCCCGGAATACATTGAATATTCCATCGACGATTTCAGGTGGGGATCTTTAATGGGATACCCGAAACAGTTTTTGCGAACAGTTCGTAGTGAGAAGAAGAAGCTTGAAGAAGAACATCTCAGTAAGAAGAAAGAAGAATGAGTTTGTATGAACGATTATTCAACATTTTTGTACCTAAGACACTCGATTATGATCCAAAACCCAATTATCATAAAGACGGCTACGAGATAGTCACAGCCATAAACGAGGCTGGTGAAGAGATTATACTTGAACTTCCAAAGTCTTATAAAGGTTTGGCGCGTGTATAAATGCAAGATGGTTGCACGACCCATGATTTCCGCCTCGCATTTTGCCAAGCCACGAGGTCTCTCTGCGCAGATGTCCAAATCGAAATTTGGAAAAAAGTCATCAACCAGGAGATGCGATGTCCGGACGCACCAAAAAAAGACCGAACACTCCATTTACGAAATGAGCTTCAGGGATTTGGGGGTCATCCTCCGAACTCTCCGAGTAAACCAAATTTACGGAGACGACGACTCTTCGGTGTACGATCCCGCGATTGACCTCATTAAAGTTCGAATGAACGAGTTAAAAAGGGAAAAACTCAACGAGCGAATGAACGAATATATGGTCTGTTGTTCCGAAATCGAACGTTTTAAGGAAATTGAGAAAAAGAATGCCGAGAAAGAGCATTTTTATTGTAAATTCAAGGGTTGGAGACCAACTAAGAAGCATACCGAATTCGCTCACGAAGATAAGCTCATGGAAGCTCAAGTTCGACTCCATGAAATCGTTGAACGGTGCCGTGATTTTGAAGAACGGGAAAAGATCTTTAAGAAAATGACCTTTGGTAGACTTGCGTCTAGAATTGACTTTTAATAACACACTTAAACAAATCAAACGTAAATCATACAGATAACAATCATGAGCCTCAACTTTGAACTTGTTAAGCATTGCACGAGTCTGTGTCGTCTTTCCCATTTGGATGAGTTGATGACGAGAATGACTAGTGTGGATACCGAGGTTTGGGCGCTGAGAGCGGATAACTTCCCCGAACACCTCGTCCCTCAGAACTCAAGAAATTACCTGTGTTACATGGGTGTTTTCAGGGAAAAGTTGGACACCCAACTCCGTGATTGCCAATTTCACTTTTTGACGTTTGGTCACGAAAACTTCTTGGGCGATGGGAGTGCTTCAATTTCCGGTGTCTTAGAGTACATGTATGACCTATACTGCGAACATATCAGAATGGTCGATGACCAAGAAGAGGTGTATTTGTATCCTTTGGAAATTGACAAGGAATCCATCGAGTATTGGGGGGATATCGCAAAAAATACGTGGAAGATCAAAGAGAAGAAGCAATTGGCGGATTTCCTGGAAAACAATAAATTCCACGATTGGGTCGATTGGTCCGCACTCGCAGAACATTTACCCGATGTTTACTACCCAAGTGAGTCGGAACATCACACCGATTCTGAGAGTGAAACGGACTCCGACTCCGAATCCGAAACGGACTCTGACTCCGAAACTGAAGATGGCGAAATCAAATACGACGAAGACGAACCGCCGAGGAAAAGAAGAAAGTACACTCTCTACAGCGACAGCGATGAAGACGAGGCCTAGATGTCAATATCCTGGATGTTGGCACAAATCATCTATGTATGGCTGCTGTAAGTCACACGTAGATGAAGGAATGGCCGCAGAGGCTCTTTTAGAGCTCAAGTATGGGCGAAAACCTGAAACAGTAAAGGAATGGAAGAATAGAGTTCTCAGCGCGATATTAGGCTTTTAATAAATATTTACAATACCGTTCATTTAAATTTCCCATCGGAGAATATTCAAAAAACAGGTGGACGAGTGCTCCTGTCAATATGAGCGCCCGTGTATCTTTGACAACTTTAGACACGCCCGTGTATATAGCGAGGGTTAATAAACCTATGAGTACAGCTTCAACGAGAACGAGTGAGATTGGTCGTTCGATCATTAAAATTCCTTAGAAAATAATTCCTAAGTCGGTGTGAGTGGTATTGTAAAATAAGTCACTCAAAATGGCCGACATCTTATACCTCACCGATCTCGTTAAGTCTCTCCTCGAAGAAGTGAAAACACTTCGCGTTGAGAACAAGCAACTCCACGATGAAGTTAAATCTATCCGTGAAGAGATCAAACCAAATAAGCGTTGCAATACTAAACCTCCACCTACACCGAGAACGCAATGTACCGCCATCGCCGCATCCAGTGGACTGAGATGTAAATGCAAGGCAAAGATTGGAAAGACGGTGTGTGAAAAACATGATAAACCACCACCTCCTCAGCAAGCGTCTACATCCAGTGCCGGCACATCTACACAAAAGAAAAAGCCGAGAGTTAAAAAGAGTGCAAAGAAGAAGAAGGAAGTACCCGTACACAATCACCCGATAGGCGAACCACCGAAGGAAGGTACCGCGTGTCAATTGTGTGAGAATCACGGGGACATATTTGATCCGGGTACAGCCGACGCGGATTTCGAGATTTGCCTGGAGAATGGACAGAGTATAGAAGAACGATTGCGTATTATGTTGGAAAATGAAGGAGAATAAAAGATTTATATGTAATAACTAAAAATGGATCCTATCAGAGCTATCATGTCCCTCGTAGATGAATATAAGACCGACCTCCCAGAAAGCGTGTACCTCGAAATATGTGATAATCTCAAGCGCCTGTATGCCTCTGGTGATACCGTGCGAGACAATTACATACTTAACCTCACAAACGATCATCTCATATTAATGGAGCAAAATGAAACGCTCCGTAAAGAAATTATGCAAATGAAACGTGACTTAATTCGTTCAAGAATGGAGAGGTTTGAGGACGTGTCCGTGCCCGTATCGAACACTCGTACATTCCTCGAGAATCTCGTGGGTGCGTCTTCAAATACAGCGACAATTGAGACGTTTGAGGATGTACCATACCCACCCGTGAGAATTAGGTTTTAAATCACGAGTTCCTTCAGATGTCCTACTTTTAGTTCTGTGTTTATGATCACATCGTAACCAACATCTTTGGCGTTTTTACAGAACGATACATCTTCTGAGCACATTTCGTTTATGACCGTGCCATCCTCCATTTCAAAGACTTGGAGTTCCCTGTGAAAGTATGGGTATTTCATCTTTTCGAGGACTTCTCTCTTTATGGCCATGAATCCCATGCCGTTATATGCCACTTTCATGTAATTAGGCGCACCTTCTAAATCTTCCAAACGCAAGAATTTAAACGATCCATGCTTTTTGAAATAGTCGGCATTCCACGTTTTCACCGCGGCGTAGTGTTTCATGTCGAGCATTCTGTAAATACCAGATACAATCGGGTGTTTATCCGTATCTTCGATTAATTGTTCAAGTTGTTCGGGTATGAAAATCACATCGCTATCGATTGTGACCCATACATCGTAGTAAAGTTCATCATTAAACGGTTTTTGGTTCACACCCCTGAGCGTGTCTAGTCCGAGCGTTTTCATTCTTGAAAACGGGACAAAACTACTGTAGTCGTTAACCATCATGACCGTGTATCCCTTATTTTGGAGGTAAAGGAGGGCATTTGACCAGTTTCGCAAAAATGCACCCGAAAACCTGTCGCCTGGAAGTGCTATGATGACTCGCTTCATTTAAACATGTATAGCCCTACATCTTTAAATCAATATAAAGTCATGCGTCTAATTGATAGTAAGAACAATGAGGTGCAGACGAACAAGAAACCCAGATCCGGATTACGTCTGTGATGAATCATATGATGAATTGGAAGAATACTACAAACCCCCGCCTAAACCGTATTATGGCAATGGATTTAAAATCGTCTTCGACAGTCGCGAAGAGAAGCATCGTTTCATGTCAAAGGTTGGGAGTAAATACCTTTCTAAGCTATGACTCGCGTGAAAGCCAATAGGAGTGCGACCAATATGGCCGATACAATCATCGCCGCGTCCCACACAGGTTTACTCTTTCGTCCCCACGTCACGGTGAAAAATACACCCAGGAACAGCGCGAATGATCGAAGTACAGCTTCGAGTGCGACGTTCATTTTTTTATTATAAACATACATTTTAATTGTGCCTAAGTCAGAAGTAGCCATTGTTAGATTTAAAATGTAATATTATCATAGGTAGTAAGATGCACATACAAGATTATGTGATGAAAAAGCTTACGTTATGTGAGAAGTTTAGGGCGTGGATACTAAAAAGAAGGGTAAGAATACACGAAAAGAAAATGGATCGTCACATCATCAGAGCTTTCAATAATAATATGAAAGCGTGCAGGTACGAGGACCTTCTTAAAAAGTCGGATGAGGAATACTACGATTTCGCCAAAAAAATGAATACGAAATATTCCTAAGTCAACTTAAACACCCTTTAAAGTCAATTCAAAAAACAAGACCTCATGCGTTGCCCCAACTGCAAAACGTGCTTAACTGCTATTAAAAAAGGACACACAGAATGTGTTATGTCTTTCGATTATAGGAAATGCAAGAATGCTTTGATTGAAGCCGCTAAAGCAAAACAGCTTCATGTATACAACGCTCTCAAAGAAATGCATTGGATTCGGAATTTGAACCCCTCCCTTATCGATGACTGGGATACCCTTGGAACTCATCTTATCTTGAATAATTGGTATGATCAA